CGCAGTACCAACACCTAATCTATTATTAGCGCTATCCCAAAATAAGTTAGCAGATGAACCAAACGCACTTGTGCCAGCACCAAAAGGAATATATCCTGCTGTAAGAGAAGATAGTCCTGTACCACCATCTGCAACAGCTAGGTCAGTAATGCCTGTAATTGTTCCGCCATTGATAGTAGCAGACGTAATAGTTAAAGACGCAGCAGTATCGCCACTTTGTAGTTTATCTGTGTTTAGGTTGGTAAAGTTAGAGTCTACCTCTGTCCATGTAAGCGGACTTCCCTTACCAACTCGTGTGACTATTGTTGACATTTATTTTCCTTTTTATCTGTCATTATCAAATTTGCGTTAGGATATACTAGGATAATGTAACTGAAAGGTTGCCAGTTGCTATCTTAAAAATATCGCCAATATCAATAGTTTTAGATGCGTCTAATGCTGTATGGTAAAGTAAGTTACCTGATGATAAAGCATCATTTAAACCTATCCAGCCTACTGTTCCCCATGAAGCTGTAGCTTGTGGGAATTCTACTGCTGCAGAGTTAGTAGTAGCACCGTTAGAAGGCGCATCAAATGTGACTGCTGTTCTAGCGTAAGAACCACCTGATACTTCTGTACCACTACCTGCGTCTGTAGGATCAGTTGTCCATAGTGATACGTAAACTGTAGCTGGTGATGTAAATGTAGTTGCTCTTAAAGTTGCGTTGATAAGAGCATTTTCTAGGTAGTTTGAAAATTCGGACATAATTGTTTTCCTTTATAAATTAACGTGGTGTTACACTAAGAGTAGTGTACGGATATGTTTGACCAAGATCACTAGTTTTAATGTTAGCAATTGCTCTATCGTATAAAGCAGACCATGTCGCTATTCTTGCGTCATTCATTAAATACGGTTCTGCCTCTGCTAGAGTTGCATAAAGTAAAGCATCTGGGTAGTTAGCTAGAAATAAATTACTAGATGTTGTAGTAGAAATAAATGTAGGTTGAGCATAGTATAGAATTTGAACTGTGTAACTTCCATTTTGACTAGGTGCAAATTGGAACTCTGTGCCTAACATTGTAAAGTAATGTGAACGACCTGATAATGATGTTTGACCATTACGGAAGAACAAGTCAGGTGATTGAAACTCTAAGACAATAGGTGGATTACCCTGAAAGTGCATCTCTCTTAACTCTAAGAAGTCAGTAGGAAATGCTACCTTGCTATCTGTAGGAGTAGTTGTAGCTACTTTTAACATTCTTTCTGTTCTTAAATCACGACTCATTCTTAACTGTGCCATCTGAACGAAGTCAGGTATAACACTTGTCAAGTCTGTTCGTGCTAAGTAGCTTTCTACTGTAGAAACAAAGCTAGTATAGTTAGTAAATGCCATCTAATTGTCCTTTTAGTCTATCCCAGCACTTGTCCATCTCATCTTTATGCCATTCACTAGCAGCTAATGAGCTTAACCATGCTGTTCTGTCAAAATATGTTAAGTTTTCTATGTCTTTAATGTTATTGGATACAGGGTTTGCAGGGCTATAAGGTGAACCTATGACAGGCACACCACGAATAAGTGCTTCTACATCTGCGACACTACCAAAACTCACAATGACATGAGCTTTTTCTAATGTTTGTTTAAAGTCACCTTCGCCTTTACGCTTAATGACAATCTTTCTTTCTGTATGTTTTCTAATCTCTTCTACTGTTCTGTCTAACCAATTAGAAGTTTGGTAAATATAAGCTATCTTTTCTGGTGGAGGTAACACAACTACGTTTTCACCACTACGATACTCGTGAACTTTAGGTGTTTCTCTATCTGATACACGCCAATCTGTGCAATGGTAGTTATTTACACAGAATCTAGCCCATTCTAATTCAGATGACCTGTGAAAGTAGCCATGGTCTATCAGAATATAGGGTATGTTTTGTTCTCTACAGGCTATTTGTATTTTATCTGCGCCATGTAAATTACCTACTATGACTGGAATAGACTTGTTATCCCATTCCCTTGTTAAAATGCCCTTACAATGCTTTTGCAAGCGTTTTAAGACGTTATCTCTGCGTTCTATGCCACTCAGTATTAACTGCATCTAAAACCTGTTCTACGGTGATTGCTTTGCTTTTTAGAAGGCAATGTTGACATACGCTATCATAAGTCCCACATGGCTCTGAACCGTCATGTATATTTCTATGGGTGTCATATCCTAAGTGCCTTGGTGAAGTAAAACCTGTCCATATCACTACGGAAGGTATGCCTAATGCTGCTGCTGCATGATGTAAACCACCATCTGTGCCTACGAATAACTTTGCTTTACTTAATACTTGCAATGCTTCTCTAAAGGTTGTGGTTTCTTTCCACTTTGTATATCGTTTTACAGTAACATCACCTAACTGTAGCCATGGTAAGTCATGTTTAAATAACTCTTCCCAACCATGCCATGCTTTATTAACTGTGTGTGCATAGACTCTTTTAACATTAGGCTCTACAACTATGTAGTCCTTATCTATCTTATCTATGTTTTTCTTTTCTAATTGGTTAAAGTAAACTTCACCTACTCTAGGCTTATAGTCATCATTAAATAATAACCGACCATTCTTAGTGCCTTTGAGATATGGTCTATGACCTTGATAGTTTTTAACCCATACTACGTCTGTATCAGAGTTACTAGCCATTCTAGGATTGTTAGCAAATACTTGACCATCCCATGACATTCTAACGCCATCACCTAACTTAACCTTTTTACCGGTTCTTTCGTTAGCTTCTTTAGCATCACCAGATGCCATTAACCAATCACCAAGTCCCATTTAACTGTTTAGCTACCTTATTGATAACTTCTTTCCAAGTATCATTGTCTTGGTAAATTAGTCTCATGTGACGATACCAAGGCATACTAGGTTGAGCATAACGCCATTGATGCCATGTAGGAACTAGACACCATGTCTTTACTCCCATAGCTGCTGCACAATGTTGAGCAGTTGTATTTACACCTAAGACCATATCACATTCAGCTATTAACGCTGCTGTATCATCATAGTCTTTTGCGCTTGTTGCAAAGTCAAAGTATTTAACACCGTCTAATTTGCGTTCTACGCTATAATCTAAACTGACTATCACATAGTCTTTGAGCTTTAATAATGGTTCTATATCTTCTTGTGTTAGCTCACGACCTTTAGCGTTAGTATGTTTAATACCACCTTTAGTCGTAAGACCTATAACTTTCTTACCCCATGAGTCAAATAACCCACGCCACATAGTACGTCTTTCAGGGTCAGCTTTTAGATAAGGTGTGCCAGGAAAGTCTTTATTCGTATGTCTAAAGAACTGTGGTAAACCACCTATGGCACATCTGTAATCAAACTTCTTATCAGCTAACCATTCAGGGCTATCTTCTTTACGAGTGCCATGCACTTCTGCTTCTGGAAAGCTACGTTTAAATAATCCTTCTAGTCTTGGGTCACAGTCTATGTAGACTTGTTTACTAGAACTAATAGCGTCAGGAATACAGCTACCATAGAATATCTCATCACCTAGACCTTGTTCGCCATAGATAATAAGTGTTTTGTCTTTAGTGCCATCCCATCTAGGTTCGTCACCATATACCCATTCTTTACGGAATTTACCACCTAGTGACTTATGCCAATACTCCCAACCTTTATCCCATTCACCTTTAGCTAGATAACTATGTGCTAGGTTTAGTTGACCATGTAAGTCGTCAGGGTTACATTCTAAAGCCATCTTACAGGCTTTCTCTGCATCATCCCATTTAGATGTTTGTACTAGCGTTGCTGCTGCATTAGAATAAGCTAATGCGTATGTAGGGTCTAATTCTGCTGACTTTAAGAAATACTTTAGAGCATCTTCATACATGTTTAGTTCATGTGATGCACGACCTAGTGATGTCCATATAGCTTTATTGCCTGGCATCTCTTGTAATGCTCTACGGAAGAACTGATATGCAAATGCAGGCTTATCGCCCATTAACCAGATATAACCTAAGAAGTTTAATGTAGCAGCTTCATTAGGATATTCTTCTAATACAGAATATA